AATCGAAGGTTGTCAATTTGATATTTAAATTTTTCGCATGTACAATCTCCTGTCGGCGTTTGCACGGGTTCGCGTAGATGATCCGTTCTTGCTCGACGCCCATTCCTAACACGAGATCAATCTCGGCGGGACTTGCGCAGTCGAACGAAGAACCCAAGTTCGCGAGGGTTTCTACGATTCTTGGATCCGGATTGCATTTGACGGCGTAGAATGGACGGATGGTCGGGAATACCCGCGTCCACTCTTTGTACGCCCGTTCTAGAATGCCCAGTTCGTAAACGTAAAAGGTATCTTCAGGTTTATGTGTACGGAGGAGTTCGGTGAGAACTCCAGCGCCGACCATCAGAAGTAAGACTTCTAGGTCTTATAGAGATTTTATTCTTAAGTGAGGCACGTGGACCTCCTGGCGATTCGCCCAAAAAAGGTGTGATGTGGCCGCCTAGGCGTGGAGGCATAAATACCAAGCACCATTCAAAACCCAGACATGGACCGCCCGGGCCCCCATCAATCTATTGATAGGGTCTTTCTTCTCGATCGCTCCGGCTCTATGGAGTCTTGCTGGGATGACACTATTGGCGGTTTCAACGCTTTTCTGAATGAGCAGAAGGCCACTGGTGGGACCCTGACCTTGATCCAGTTTGACCACGAGTACAATATGACATATGAGCGCACCAAGATTGATGAGGTGCCGTCTCTGTCCCGCGAGACCTACAAGCCTCGCGGCTCCACTGCTCTACTTGACGCCATCGGGCGCCTCACCAAGGACTGGAAGGGATCTTCAAACCCATCAGTCGTGATTCTGACTGATGGCCAAGAGAATGCTAGTCACAAGTTCACCAAGGCTCATATCAAGGACCTTATTGAGCAAAAGACCAAGGATGGTTGGACGTTTGCGTACCTGGGCGCCAACCAGGATGCGTTTGCTGAGGCGGGTTCAATCGGCATCGCCCCCGGGTGCACGATGAACTACGATGCGACCCGCACACCGGACGCCATGCGCGTTCTTAGTGCAGCCATGTCGTGCCAGGCTTCGGGACAGTCTCAGACCGTTGATCTAAAACTGTAATTTACTTATTGAAAACCTTGGCGGCTCCGGCCTGCGCCTGCTCAAGGTTCTGAACCGCCTCAAGCTGAGCGCTTAAAACCGATGCTGCGGGCACACCAGTCGCCATCCCGCCGGCATCACCTCCCGAGGCCGCACCGCGATTCGCGAAAACACCAATCATGCTTGCGATCACTCCGATGATGGCGAAGACCAACACCATGCATGACCAGTAAAAGTTCAGATCACGTGGCTTCTGTTCCTTGTTGTAGGTGAAAATCGTAATAGCCGCCTGAGCGAGCAGTGTCACCGACAGACACAGGAACACCACGGAAAGGATAAGGGGCATCATTATATTATTTTATGTATATTATTTTTTTTCCAAGAACCTTTTGCGTCTGCCGCCGAGCCGACTCAAAATTCGGCTTGGACCACAAAAGCCACCGCGACCAAAAGCCAGCCGTCTTGGCTCCTGAGCGCGTCCAATTCTCCCGCCGCGACCGAAGCCCACTCGCAGATCCTGCGTGCCGCGAAACGTACCTCTTCATGCGTTTGAAATCCCCGTGTATAGTGTAATCTGAAAACCCTTTGAGACCAAACCGCACTTTGGCCCCGTCTGGGAAGATGGCCATGAACTTGTGCACACCGTTGTCCGCTTTGCGCAGCGTCACTGCCATACTTTTAACGTAGAGAAATTCGTACAGATACGTAAATAAGCAGGGTTAAAATGAGGATGTTGAAAACAACATAACCTGTGATAAAAGGAAACACGGTGTCCCTTAGTGTATTATTTTCAAGAACCATATTGAGCATCTGCTTACTTAGAGATTCTTCAGTTTCTTCATCCATGGATAGATACTTTAAGAGACCCCAACAAAAATCTAGCCACGAATTCACGAAGCTCGGACCGGCTGTGTGCGTATTTGGCAAGTCGGGTATCGGGAAGACGTGGACCGTACACGACTCCCTGGATCCCTGTATTGAAATTACATCTGAAATTCTCCGAAGCAAACAAGAGACCCTACAATTTCTAGACAAAATTCATGGAACGAATATACCAGTGATTATAGACGAGTACGAATGCATACATGATCTCGTGGGTCTGAGGGAGATCACCAAGCCTCCGACAAATGGTATTTTTATTGTAATTTCCCAGATCCCGGTAAAATTTGATTTTGAAATAGCAACCTATGATTTTCCTGTACCTGATGAAGAGAGTATAAAGAGTCTGTTTCCAGAAGCCACGGATGAGGTTATCCGAAAATCAAAGGGTGACTTGCGCTATGTGATTCAAAGCCTTGAATTCAGAACCGATGAAAAGGATGAGTTTCAAGGAGCCAGAGATTTTATAGAAAGCCTAGTGTCTAACAGGTCGTCTGTAAATCCATGTAAGTATATAGGTCACCCTGTTCACGAGCCTGGAAATGTCACTGCAATTTTACATGAAAATTATGTAGACTCTAAAAAATGCAACCCAGAATCAATCACACAGCATATGAGTGATGCACTGGTTTTTGAGGATGCAATTTACAAGGGAAATTGGGATCTTTACCCCTATTACAATATGTTGGGGTGTATCCTTCCTGCAGTTGAAATTGGACACTCGCTCAAACCCCCTCTGCGCCCTGGCTCTGTATGGACCAAGTACCAAAGCGCGTGCGCGAGGGAAAAGCGACTCAAGACGGTCTCTCAACGCGTACCTGGGAAGCGTCTTTCAATGGATGAGATCCTGATGTTGCGTGACTATGCTGAGCACGGGAACATAGAAATACTGAAAGAGTACGGACTCAAGTCCCAGGACCTTGATGTGATGAATCACCTTACGTACGACATCAAAACGAGTCTGCGGTCAAAGATCAAAGTTCGGAATCTTTCAGCCCTCAAAAAGGAATTGACTTAAACACGTCGCTGGTAGTTTATGTAAGAAATGAACTGTCCTTGCCACGAGATTGAGGAGGAGTCCTTTGTCAAGGTTCAGGGGTCCGATGTGTATTTTCACTGCGAGGTCGCCGAGGTGACCGTCCTAGAACTGAATATGAAACTGAAGAAATTGGCCCTAGAGCTCAATCACAAGTACCTCGACTTGGGTATCAAAGGGCGCCCTGAAATTCGCATATGGATTCGGAGTGACGGCGGCGACCTCCACTCGGGCCTGAGCGCCATGGACTGTATCCGGGCGCTTTCCAAGCGCGTCAAGATTCGCACCATCGCTGACGGCGTGTGCTCGTCGGCCGCCACGTTCATTCTTTTGGGTGGCAGGACTCGGCACATGACTGAGAATTCGTACATATTGATTCATCAACTCAATATGGACGGAACCTGGGGGAAGTTTGAGGACTTCAAGGATCAGATGGAGAATCTGTCTCAATTTATGGAACGATTTAAGGATATTTATACGCGCGAAACCAAGATTCCTGAGAAGGATCTCAAAAAGCTGCTGAAGCGTGATGTGTACATGGACGCGGACAAGTGTTTGGATTGGTTCGTAGTGGACTCTATTTGGTCTTAGGGGCACACTTGCTGCGCAACTGGGACTTACTCCTCCTTCGTACCTGGCTCTGGGATCGCATCACTCGCGGCAACCGCCTCAATGATTGTAGGGGCCGACTCGGCTGATGCTGGCTTGGCGGCCAAAATATCTGGGATCTTGATTGACCCCTTCTGGAACTTCTCGGTAAACTTCTTGTACAGGAAGTAACCAATCACAAGAACGGCAACAATAGCCACAATGTTGAAGATGTTAAAGGGGGACTTGGCCTTGATGTCCTGAATAACAGTGCGCTTGATGTGATCAACGACTGGAGCGCTCATTACTAAAAAAACGTGTTTTTTTCAGGCCAGGTGGGCGCGGTCCCCATGGCTTGTAAGAAAAAATGGAGGTTTCACAAGCGTGGCATGATTTTGACATTCTGAGGAATACCCATGTTTCTGAAACCATTCACAAGGAATCCGAATACTTTTGTAGTTCGTGTGGTGGCTTCAAGGCTTTTGACGGCCTGGAGATTGACCTGCCAACCTGTACTGTATGTGGGATAGTGGACGACGCGTACGTATCTGACGAGCCCGAGTGGCACTCGGGTGCCGATGCGGGAACTGCCGATCCCTCTCGCGTAGGCATCCCTACGAACACTGACCACTTTTCGGCCGCCTGGTCACAGACAACCTACATGACCGTCCCCAGATGGGGGCCGTCGGCTCAAAAGCGCCTTGCACGAATCAACCACCACTCGTCCATGAATCACAGAGACCGCGCCTTGTTTCACGCCTATGCAGAACTTGATCACATAGGCAAAACAATTCTCAAGCTTCCAGAGGCTGTTATGTACTCTGTAAAGATCAAGTACAAGGCGTTCAACGAGGCTGTCCTGACCCGCGGTGCCGTCAGGAGCGGTATCAAGGCCAACTGCATCTTTCAAGCGTGTCGTGAGTTCAACGTGGCCCGAACCACTCAGGAAATCGCCGCCGCGTTTGGAATTCCGTCACGTGACATCTCCCGAACATTTGATATGTATCAAGAGAAGCTTCCCGAGACGACGGTCCACATCACCACACCGGCGGATCTTGTGAGTCGGTTTTTCAACGAGATAACAACCATCTCCGACGGCGAGCGTGGCAAGCTGAAAATGAAGGTCATTGCCAAGTGCAAGTCTTTGGAGGACACCGTGGAGCTCATGGGGCGCACTCCGAAGGCGATTGCGTGCGCGGTGATCGCGAGTGTACTCAAAGGGGTCCAAGGCGCGCCGGACCGACAGACCCTTTGTAGAATTTGCGACATTTCCGTACCCACCTTGTCAAAGATTGAGGCTATTTTGAATAGTTAAGGACTTTGAGCAATTTTTCTGTAATGAGCCAGGTTGTCCTATTCGTAAGCACGCCATGCTACGGGGGTGTGTGTCTGCAGGCCTACGCCGAGTCCATGCTTCGTCTCCAACGCACCTGCGCCGCCCATGGTATGCAGATGATGCTTGACACGACTGAGAATGAGTCTCTCGTTCACAGGGCCCGAAACCTTGCAGTGGCGCGCTTTTACCAGAAGACACAGGCGACCCACTTTTTGTTTATTGACGCAGATGTTCACTTTGACCCCGAGTCTGTGATTCGTCTGATCAAGTCTGAGCACGAAGTGGCGGTGGCTGCATATCCCAAGAAGTGCGTGATGTGGGACCAGGCTGAGGCGTACGTCAACTCGGGGAAGGAGGGGCGTGATCTTGCGCGCGTCGCGTCATCTCTCGTGATGAACTTCCGGTACCAGCAGACCCAGATCAAGGATGGGTTCGCAGAGGTTCTGGACGGCCCCACCGGCTTCATGCTCATCAAGCGTGACGTGTTTACAAAGATGTTCGCCAAGTATCCGGAGCTGAATTGTGTGAATGATCACCAGAACAAGGATCTTGACGAGTACGTGGCTGTGTTTGACTGCATGATTGACCCGGTGAGCCGTCGTTACCTCTCGGAGGACTATGCATTCTGTCGCCGTTGGCAGCAGATGGATGGCAAGATTTTCGCCGACTGTTTGACCGTTCTAGGCCACGTGGGAAACATTCGGTTCCAGGGGACACTTGAGGAGAGGCTTAAGGCTTAAATTCACATGAATAATAATGACGGTCCTCCACGTATGTATGGTCACGCGAAACAAATCCATTAGCGCTACGACCCTCCATACCGCCATGAACATCCATATGTTGTGTATGATGAAGGGAATGCATCTGGAAGTTCATTTTGTGGAGGACAAGACCACGCTGCCAAAGCTCATGAAATCTGGCGAGCGTATTTTTTGGATGGACTACGGCACCAATTTAAATAATGAAATTCTGAGCAAGGTTGTTGACCCGTTTGACAAGGGGGTGCAGATCCTCGTGTTCCCGTCAGTCAAGGAGGGCATCAACTGGGAAAACTTCAAAAAGAAGACTCGTGCGGGGTCAAAGGAGAATAGTGGACAGCGGGGCCTGGAATTTGATACGACCGTCGGTCGGAAGCTCGCGGACGGCCTCTACGAGTGCGAAAAGACGGAGGCGCGCGTGTGGGTCATGGACTCCAAGCCCGTTGACAAGAAGCTTCGGGGTGGCAAGGAGACCATCAAGGTTCCATATGACGATAACGAAGCGATGTTCGCGTCCCTCCGGAATTTGGGTATTAAAATTGGTGTCGCGTCCGAGGCAATCGTCGTGTGCCACTTTGTTCATGAATGCTTTGGAAACATCCTAGAGGCTGCAGGTGTTGAACTTCAGCCTTAGAGAATAGACACTTATAATTTACAACTAAAATGGAGGTGAAGGAATTCATCTCAAAGGTCTGGAACTCTTCAGACCTTGAGAGATTTCCGGGGCCTCAACCCGTCTCCATAGAACGGAGACACTTCCCTCTCCTCAAACGCCAGCCGTATATGGTGTGTGAAAAGACGGATGGAGTTCGCCATTTCCTAGTATCTTTTGAAGGTGGTGTGTTTATAGTAAACCGCGCTTTTCACTGCGAGCCTGTGAAGATCAGGGTTCCGAAAGACACCCTATTGGATGGTGAACTCGTGCAATTTAAAAATAAAAAGTGGGGCTTCATGGTGTATGACGCGGTGATCGTCAAGGGTGAGAGTCTTTTGAATTTTCCTTTGAATTTGCGACTTGACAAAGCAAGGGCAGTTATCAAGGGGATTATCAAAACTGCCCAAGCCCCCTTTGAGATCAAGGTGAAGACCATGACTTATTTGCAAGACTTCAAGTCATTTCCGGATCTAAATTCGTTTGACTATGAGACTGATGGTTTGGTTTTCACCCCCGTGGAAGAGCCTATACGTATGGGGACTCACGAGACTATGTTCAAGTGGAAACCTAGGGAGCGCATCACCATTGATTTTCAGTTGAAAAATGGACGTGAACTTTTTGTACAGGACCGTGGGGTGCCGTTCAAGGAGGCCGAGTTGCATATACGGCACAGAACAGACCTGCCTGAAGGCGCCATAGTGGAGTGTGGGTACGGCGACTTGGGGTGGGTCGTGGAAAAGATCCGGAGCGACAAGACCCACGCCAACAATAGGCGCACATATTTCAGAACAATAATCAACATACGGGAAAACATTCAACTCGCGGAGTTCAACGAGTTCGTCGGCCTGTAAAACGCGAGGTAAAACTCGCCTCGGAGACTTTGTATTTGAGGGACCTCGCGCACACTTTCGTCATCCTTGATATACCATTTATCAAACCTTTTCACAAGCAAAGCATAGTGTCCCCCGTTCTTGTGTCCCTGATGCAGCACGCATGCAAATAGTTTACGTCCCTCAAAATCAAGAGGAATTTCAATAGGAAATTTGTAATCGTACATTGAAAATGAAAAGCTTATAAACTTTGGCCATTTCTCTATACGATTGCGCACCATTGCAGCCTCATATGTCTTTCCCCGTTCGTCTTTGTAATTTTCAATAGGAATAGGTTCAATACGATCTTCCAAGAGGTCTTGCAGCCGGCACGGTTCAGACACGTCCAACAGCAGGGTCGTGAAAGGTGTGCGGATGGTGGACATTCCATCCTCCCACATGGTTTCTTGCGCCTCGGTTCCGTTAAACAGGTCCATGACGAATTCTTTACCAATTGACTGCTCAAACAGGTCAATGAGGTGCAGAATAACCTCCTGGGCGTCGTGTTGCTGTCCATCGGCGAAATCAGGGAATCTGATCCTAAAAGCCCCTATGAGGTCACTCGGGCTCACGGGGTCAGTCTTTCCTTTAACAAATAACTGTTTCACTATTTTTTGATATTCTCTAGTGACGTCACAAGGGCCCTCGTACTCGTGATCAAAAAAGTGTTTTGTGAGCGGAGGGACGTGGGCAAGGCACTGTACAGCAGTATTGAAATAACACGTGTTTCCGAGGTTCCAAAGACCTCGCATCCTCTTAGAGGATACGCGCTTTTGTTCTATAAATGAATATCGCACCCGGATCCAATCCGATGGCGAAGCCTCTCTTTGATAAGTGGGAGTCCATCATTGAGAACCACAAGTCCAAGCCTAATATTGAGATTGAAATCCGTTTCGGTCGCAAGTCGGGCAACAAGTTTGATACGAATGTTGGCCGGCACAGTTTTGAAAAGGCTCTGCAGGCCCTTGAAAAGTACGACGGATGGGAGTCCAAAAACCATTCCAATTCCACCGTGTACTACTTTTCAGGTGACAAGCGCCTCACTGTCAACGAGGACACCGACGAGCAGGTGGGCCAGGTCAAGACTCGTGTCAAGGTTGATGATGTGGAGCTCCAGGACCAGCCCCTTGACGTGCGGCTGGGTGTGAGTACAGAGGTGCCTTTTGAATACGATGGAGAAGAGACGAGTACCGAGCAGAAGACCAAGGAGCGTTGGTCTTTCGTACGGAAGAATCTTGTGATTGATATGACCATCGTCAAGGGCACCCCTGATGACAAGGACTCTGACGATGACACCACTTATCAAATTGAAATGGAAATTGTTGACCCCTCTCAAATTCAAAACAAAAATGAACTGTTCAATATGCTGTACAAAGTGTTTGACTTGTTGAAGTGCATCTAATTAACCGCAACATACTTGAGCCAATTGTTACGGAACTTGGCGTTGAGACCCGCGCGCGCCAACCCCGACCACGTGTACGTGTTTTTGGCTCCTGTGGGCAGACCCATGTTCGCGATGGCGTTATTTAGATTCTTTATTGATGCGCGATTCGTGGGAAGGGCGTACTCCTTCTGGAGCCGGGGGCTCTTTGACGCGTTGTACTTTTTGGGCTTGGGGCTCTTTTTGGGCGGAGGCGTTCTCTTGGGGATATTAGGCGTCTTGCGAGGCTTGGGCACGTAAGCAGGGATGACGCGCTTCTCACCCGTGATGGCGTTCTCCACCTCGCGAGCGGCACGAGCCGGGCTCATGGGCACCTCCCTGTTTATCCAGCCTCTGATCGCCGCCTTCATGTTCTTCTGAGAAGGTTTGGGTTTCTGAAATGCTAGGCGAGTCACCAAGTTTTTATAGGCTTGGACCTTGTTGGCTGGCATCCAATTTGGAACCTGAATTCTCCCTGTGTAACGCGCCTTGGGCGCCTCATTGGAGCGGTTGGCTGTCGTCTCCTTCACAAATTTCTTGTATGCCCGGTTGATATTCGCCTTGAGGGGCTTTCCTCGTGCGCCAACTGGCAGTTTGCCATAGATCTTCATAAAGAGACCCTCGTTGCCGGTGCGCGACATGTTCCCGAGGTTTGAGCCAAGTCGTGCAGCGTACTCAAACTCCAGAGCCTCCATATTGTTGTTTGAACCGGCAGATGATGGGCTCGGCGTCGGCTTTCTTGGCGGGCTTGGTGCCTTGGCTACGGACGTCTTCTTACCTGCTACATAGGCCCTGAGAGTATTGAACTTGTTAGCCTTGGTAGTCGCGTTGAATTCACTATGTAAATTAGAGGGCAAGAGAGCCTTGGCGATCTTGTTTTGCTCATCAGCGGGTAGAGTTGCCCATGCACGTCTGGTCTGGATACCCTGGCTCGTAGTCTTTTCCACGCGGCCATTATTCAGGAGGCGATAGTACATGCCGTTGACGACCAGATTGGCATTCCGTATAGGTTTGTAAACGCCCGCCTTGTTCTGAATGAGGCCTACGAGGTTTGTTGGCGTCATCTTGGTGTTCGCCTCTGCGATGCCCATGTTTCGCGCAACACCCAAAAGCTCCGCCTTGGTCAGACGGGTCGCTTGGCGATTGTTGATGCGCAGGATCTTGTTCAGTCCCATGGTGACCAAGTGCTGCAGGCCTGGTTTGAACGCCTCGTTTCCGAACGTCACAACGTTCGTCTTGACGTTGGCGGGAATTTTGAATATGGCTCTGACTGCCGCAGGTATGTTGCGTCCCGCGTCCGTATATGTCTTTATCACAGTCTTGCGGCCAGATGCCAAACCGGCCGGAATTGCGAACCAATAGGGCTGCTTACCCGGGCCTGGACGAACATAGTAGCCCTCTTTGGTCGCGTTCCAGCTCGGCGCGCGCCGGTTCTTTGGGGCGGCGGGAGTCGCCTGACGCTCCGGCGCCTCTTCTATAGGGATGCCCAGGTTTCTGAAAATCTTGCGCGTGTGCGCCGGAACGTTCACACCTGCATTGGCGTAGGATTTCGCGACCATGACGGCGTTCTTTTTAGAGAGGCCCATAGGTCCACGATTCACCGTCTCACCCGACTGAAGCTCCTTCTCCATCTTGCGCCACTTGTAAAGACGGGGCTTGCCGTTGGTGCCCGGGCGCACGTAAAAGCCGTGAGGGGGCTTGGCGTTCCAAGAGCTAGCGAGCGGATAACGATTCGCCAACTTGGCTTTTTTGGCATTGGAGTTTCCACCCTTGGCGGGTTTCTTTATGGCTGGGGATGTCCCCATATTGAACGCTAAAAATGGAACCACATCGTATTTTGTGAAGAATTCTTTGAAGAGTTGCTTAGGGGCCTCACGTTCGGACGGATCCTTGATGCCCGTGAAAAGAACGGTGCCATTCTTGAAGAATTGATAGGTCCATTTGGGGTTTTTGAGCTTGAGCACAACTGCGGGTACACTCGCTTCGGGCGTGTATCGCACAGACTCGCGCATGGTGGCCGGGAGCTTTGCAAGCTCGTCTTTTAAATCTTCAAGAGCAAATGGTTTATTCACGTAGAAAATTCCATCAATCTTTTTATAGGTTGGAGGAGCACCAAGCAGCAACTTTGGGGCCCAGCCGTTCTTAACTATCGCCAAGAGAGCCTCTTCGTAATTGCCGAGACCCATGACGTCAAAGTAATTCTCAGTAAAGACGATTGTTTGCTGACCTTTTTTGGCCACAATCTTGGCGACTCCATCAGCGTCACCTATCCACCGCCCGTTGTCCCACCGGACTACAGGTTTCTTGAAGGTGGTCTTATATCCCATAATCTCAGAGAAACCCTTGGGAGCCGATTGAAATACTGAAAGAAAATTGGTCGGCAATTTAAATGTAACTATTTTGGCGGTAAGGATGGAGGGTGAAACCTTCCAGCTTCCTTGGCTGTTTGAAAAAACGCGCTTGGATCGCCATAGTTTTTGAAACTTGACGATCCGAGCGTGCTGCATACGCTCCTGCTCGGCGAGCGGGTCCATTACTATTTTCCTATATTTTATTCCACAGACAAAAAGTCTAGACCGAAAATGAAAGGCTGGGTGGAGTACGCGTTCCCATTGTAAATCTTTGAATCCACACGCACTTCCAGATCGCGTGCACTGAACGGCCCAGCGTAAAAGTCCTGGTTGAACTTGAAGCTGCCCAGGTTGTTCTCCTTGCAGTGCTGATTGAAACGTGCGATGAACTCGCGTTGAGGGACAAACAGGTCCGTGCCGAACCGAAGCTTCTCGGAGCACAGGAAGTGTTGCAGAGAGTTTGTAACGGTCGCCACCTGGTTCCGTACTTGGACAAAATACTTGGGGAGGACGTTCCAGATATCCTTTGAAGCGTACTTGTGTGAGTAGTCAAGATAGGCCCGCAGACACTTGCACAAAATTGCGGGCATCTCAGTCTCCAACTTGGCGTCCAAATGAGGGTCAGCCACGTCAGCTGCGATTTGCCGACCAAAGTTCAGAGTCGCGAGGCGGCGGAGGATGGACCCAGAGTTATCCTTCCAGTTGGGCACCTCATTTCCACCCAGGATTCCGGGCGTCTTCCACTGCACGCTAAGCGCCGTCTCGTTTTTGCGCGCAACTGAAAGATCCTCACCGGACACTAGAGACTGAAACTCCGCCTGCTCAAGCGACAGGTCACCCTTGATCTCTGGACTAATGAACATGAAACCCTTGTAAATACTCTGAAGTCCAAACTTCTTTTCAATATTGTTTGAGAGCGTCGCAACGTCCTCACACTCGTAAAACTTGCGAGCCACCTTTGTGATGAGTGTGGACTTTCCAGATTGAGCAATTCCTTTCAGAAATGGAATAATCTGCCAGCCATCCAGTTCGTTCACGTCAAAGCACAGCCGCCCCATGAAAACGTAGAGCCACCGGCACACGTCCTCATCAAACCGCTGATAGTCCATAACCTTCTGCATATGAGGCGTTGGAATGTGATACCAGTCGGTGAGGTTGTGATACGGGTCAAACGGCAAGTCAAAGTACTTGCAGCTCACGAGCAACGGATCAAGCTCGTGAAATTCCTTGGTCGTATACTCGTAAAATTTGAAACCAAAAGCTCCGGTCATGGGGTCCCGGTTCTCGTCTATCGGCCGGGAGTCCAACAGACCGTTCTGGAACGACCAGACGTGACGATCCTTTTTGATTTCCTGAAACTGGATATCCTTACAGTTTGATAGATGACGGATGACGTCATGCGCCATGTTTCCGCGATTCGTGAGATTCATCCACATTTCAACGTTATCCTCCTTTTGAGTCTCGTCGTAGACAAAATCCTTGATTTCCTTGATCTGTCTCCACGCACGCGTGTTGTAAATCTCCTTGCAACACTGATCACGGTACCGACGAAACCCCTGCTTGTACGCCTGACGCAGGAGATGGATCAAAAGACTCTGGTAGGAGCTCGCAGCCTCGCCAATGTCAAAGTCCACGTCAGGACTCTCGGCGAGGGGGGAGTTGTGAAACTTGAACTCGGCATCGTTTTCAATAAACTTGTTTACAATCTTTTTGTAAGATTCCTTGAAGCGCTTGATTCGGCGCTCAAACGACATCTTATTACCATTAATGTCCTCTGTTTCCGTATGAGATATCTCAAGGAGCTCGGCGCGTGCGAGCATAAATCCGCAAATATCAATAGTCCGACGCTTATTCACAAGCATACGTTCAAAGTCATCCTTGTCAATGTCAATAGGAAGTCCATAATCGTCCCGCTTGGAACTCGCTGGAAGCCACTTGGTGGCGAGCAAATTGTATATTTCCTGACGCTTGTCTTCTTTTTGCAAATCAAGGTGTAGATTCTTTTCACAATCGTCCAACTTTGAGTTTAGGTCCTCGGGTGTCCACGAATTGATTTCCTTCTGATACGCACTTCCATCGGCGTGTGGTTGGGCCTTTTTTTGTGTGGTCCCCTTGGTTGCCATTACTAAAACTGCGCGAGACTTTTTTAAGCGGGAGCGAGCACTCCAGTCTCGACTGGTGCTGGCGCGAGTTTGGATACGGCGCTCAGGATTTTCACCAGAATTTTGTTCTGCATTTCAAGATTCAAAGCAATCTTCTCAGCTGCATCAGCGTGGCGCTTGCCGATTTCAGCAATCGTCTCACCGTCCTCGGTCGCAAGTAGGTTACCCAGAGCCTCAAACATATCCATGCCCTCCATCTCATCATCCTCCTCGTCCATCTCATCAAGTTCCTCCTCGGGCTCCTCCATAGGGGGTGGCATTGGCATACGGGCACGAGACATTGTACTATCTCGTGATACTTTCTTGGCGTGAATATTTTCGCACTGTATATTAAAATGCCTGCCGGCGCTCTGATGCAACTTGTCGCATACGGTGCCCAAGACGTGTACCTGACCGGAGATCCCAAGGTGACGTTCTTCCAAACCGCCTACAAGCGTCACACCAATTTCGCCATGGAAACAAGCCAGCAGACGGTGGCTGGTACCGTGAACCCCGGTGGCCTGGCGTCCGTGACCCTGGCTCGCTCAGGAGACCTCGTCGGTGACATGTTCGTCGTGCTACAGCCCACGACCGCCGACTCCGGTCAGCTCACCTCCGATAATGTGGTCAGCGACATGTGCTGGGTGGCCGAGCGTGCATTCACCTCCGTTGAACTCTTTATCGGTGGCCAGTCTATTGACAAGCACTACCAGCTGTGGTTCCGCCTGTACTCCGAGGTTTTCCTGGACGACACCAAGAAGCAGAATTACGGAAAGCTCACGTCGTCACCAGTGCCAAATAACGTCAACCAAACGTCAACGAGCTATGTGTACCTGCCTCTGATCTTCTTCTTCAACCGCAACCCAGGCCTGTACCTGCCCCTGATAGCCCTGCAGTACCACGAGGTCCGCCTGGACTTCACAATCAGCCCCCAGTACGCCAGCTATTTTGGCACGAACCCGTTCGCTGTGTGGGCCAACTACATGTACCTGGACACCACCGAGCGTGAGAAGTTCGCCAAGAAGCCCTCCGAGTATCTGATTGAGCAGGTCCAGTACATCAACGCCGACCCAGTCGGCTCCACCAACGAGAACACTCCCAGTGTGATCCGTATGCAGTACAATCACCCAGTGAAGGAGCTCGTCTGGTGCTACCAGACTTCAGCGCCATCTACCAACCCCAATTCCATGTGGAACTTCTCGTCCGGTGTGTCCAACGTGAACGTGACTGTGGACCCGGCCAAGATTGCGGGCTCCCGCGCCCCTTTCTCCCCAGCCCACATCGGATCGCCACTCCTGTATGTGCCATCCACATTCTCCTCCCCTCTGCTCACCACATCAAACATTGTGGTGACGGACAGTAACATTACGGGTGATACTTTCTTCACTTTCCAGTCTAACGTGGCTTCAGGCAACGTCTTTTGGGTTGAGTCCGGTCTGCCACAGGTGACTTCTAATCTGACGTTTGGCGTGGAGGTGGGTCCTCTCCACCAGTTCAAGCTGATTCTGAACGGCACGGATCGTTTCGTCCCCCAGTACGGCAAGTACTTCAACCAGTACCAGACGTATCAGTATCACTCTGGGACGCCATACCCAGGAATTTACGTCTACTCATTCGCCCTCAAGCCTGAGGAGCTCCAGCCCAGCGGTACGTGCAACTTCTCGCGTATTGACATGGCGCAAGTGGCCGTGAACCTCAAGACGGGTATGCCGAGCTTGAACCAGCGTATGTTCGCGGTCAACTACAACATCCTGCGCGTACAGTCGGGTCTCGGCGGTCTCGCGTTCGCCAACTAATTTTTGAGCTAAATTTTTTTCTCTGGATATAGTACAAAATGGCCGGTGGACTTATGCAGCTCGTTGCTTACGGTGCTCAGGATGTGTATCTGACTGGTCAGCCCAAGGTGACCTTCTTCCAGGCGGTGTACAAGCGTCACACCAACTTCGCCATGGAGAACATTCAGCAGACGGTGAACGGCACCCCCTCCAACGGTGGCCGCGTGTCCGTGACCATTGCCCGCAACGGCGATCTGGTCGGTGACATGTACGTTCGCCTGCAGGCGCCAACTGGCCAGTCCCTGGTGCCCACCTCCACCAACACTGGTGCCCCAGACACGTGCTGGCTGGCGGAGCGTGCGCTTGTGGACATTGAGCTGACCATCGGTGGCCAGCGCATTGACAAGCACTACCAGACCTGGTGGCGCCTGTACGCCGAGCTGTTCCTGTCGGAGTCTGAGAAGATCAACTACGGCAAGATGACCTCGGCTGCCAACCCCACCATCGACACCACCAACCCAAGCAGCGTGTACCTGCCCCTGCTGTTCTTCTTCAACCGCAACCCCGGCCTGTACCTGCCCCTGATCGCCCTGCAGTACCACGAGGTGCGCCTGGACTTCGACCTGACCAACTACTTCACCAGCTACTTCGGCGCCTCCAGCCCAGTGTTCGAGGTGTGGGCCAACTACGTGTACCTGGACACCGAGGAGCGTCGCCGCTTCGCCCAGAAGGGCCACGAGTACCTGATTGAGCAGGTGCAGCACACCGGTGGCGACAGCATCACCGCCACTGCCGGCGGTGCCCCCCTGTCCGCCTCCTCTGCCCAGACCATCCGTCTGTCCTTCAACCACCCAGTGAAGGAGCTGATCTGGTGCTACACCAACACGGCCGCCACCGCCAACAACTCCCTGTGGAACTTCTCCACCTCGTGCGCGAACGTGCAGGTCACCTGCGCGACCTCGCCCCACCTGGCTCTGGGCTCCATGCCCCACACCGTTGGTGCGCCCCGCATGTCGTTCGGCAACGTGTGCGTGACCGCCACGAACTCCACCCTGACCTCCAACACCACCGCCAGTGCCATGTGGGTTGAGGAGGGCTCGTCTGGCCAGACCAACGCCACCGGCGTGGAGGTTGGCCCCCTGTACAACTTCAAGCTGGTGCTGAACGGTCAGGACCGCTTCAAGGAGCAGGCCGGCAAGTACTTCAACCAGTACCAGCCATACCAGTACCACTCCGGTGTGCCATACCCAGGCATCTACGCGTACTCCTTCGCGCTGCAGCCAGAGGAGCACCAGCCAACCGGCACCTGCAACTTCTCCCGCATTGATAACGCCCAGGTGGCTATCAACATGAAGGGCAACTACACCACCGGCCTGCAGAAGATGTTCGCCATCAACTACAACATCCTGCGCATCCAGTCTGGCATGGGCGGCCTTGCGTTCTCAAATTAAATCCTCCTATATATTTATTAAAAGTGGTTTGCCACTCGCCAAAAAAACGGGCTTCGGCCCCAAGGACGTTCCCGGTCCCTGGAGTCGAAACGAATTTTAAAATTAAATTAACGCGCCACCACCTGCCACGTCCCCTTCAAGGCTGCAAACTCCTCCTCAATAACGTCCGCACAGTATTCAGGGTTGAACCCGGTCGCGCAACAAAATACGTCAATGTAAACTCTGTTGTTTTCCGGATACGTGTGTGCGCTGAAATGGCTCTCGGCCAAAACAAGGACACCCGTCGTCCCCATGGGATCAAATTGATGAAAAGCCTGGGAAACAACGTTAAACCCACACCTTTCAGCGATTCGCTTCATGATTTTCTCAAGATGAATGGTCTTTGACACCCACACACCATCTACGTGTCCGACCAGATGTTTCATTTCTATTCTAAGGATTGCTTATTTTATATACAACCAACCCAAGCGCCAGGAGAATGTACAAAAGTCCAAAATAGCGCTGGTACGGTGTGGCCTGATTCTTTGTCGCCTCAACAAAGTTGGAGACGCCCAGAGCCCCGAATATAGCAACAAACAGCACGAGAAAAGCTACGTTAAAGTCGGGCATTTAGTATATTACTATAAAATAAATGGAGGGGCCAGAACTTATGAAGGCTCTGAAACTCCAGTATCCCGACGCGAGCATTGAAGAGGTCCTGGACAAAGCCAGACTCATAGGACTTGAACGAATTTTCATTGAAATTAGAGACATGACTTTTGAGACACCTGTTCACATCATTGAGGAACTATGTGACCGTTCCCTTACATGTGAAGATGCCATTACTGTACTGAAACTGATGGCTGATTATAATACTGAATTTAGTTTTGAAATTAATAGTCTAATTGTTTCTCACAGTGTGGATGCGATGTACAAATTTTTCCAATTGGAAATCAGTAACCTCCGCCCGTCTTGTTGTATGAGACTCCGACGTACCAGTAATATAAGAAGAAGAACCCAGCCACCATCATGAGTGTCGCCTTGATCACCTCAGATGCGACGGCCCGGCGGGCTGGATCCATAAACGCCTGGAGACCTATCAGTAAGAGTATAACGGCCATCATCAAGATCATAAAGTCTGACAGCATTTACTAAATGGGGAGATTTTGTTTTTGACCGCGGTTAAAAAATACACAATTTATCTCGTAAAACAGTAGATGAATTTTGCATACATTGATTCCAGGAGCCTCCTGGAAAGTGTACTGGTCTCACAGCCTCCAGAGCCTATTGATGCATTGCCATGTGAACTCGACCCCAAGTGGAAGGACTTTGAGGATGAGCTGGCTAAATTTAAGGATGAATTTGCCAAGGCTCGTGTAGAGTATGGGCAAAAGTACGCCGAGCTCACTGAAAAGAAGGAAGAGGTGAGTGTTTTCAAAATGTTGATTGAAAACGTGAGCTCTCAAAGCTTAAAGGATAAGCTTGAAGATATAATAGACAAGCACGAGTCTGAAGAGGGCATCTCGGCCCTGACTCAACAATGCAGGGAGGCGGCGGGGAGAATTGATGCGATGAAGAAGGTGCTCCACGACACGAACATTGAAAGGTACGGCAAATTCACGTGCTTTGTGTGTATGGACAGACTCGTTGACCTTTGTTTTGATCCATGTGGGCACGTGATTTGCGAGCGGTGTTGGAGTTCAACACGCTGCAAGTCTACGTGCCCTGGGTGCAGGTCGCGGCTTATTGGAGTTAGGAAGATTTTTACTATGAGTTAGTTTTCAACGCGGGTTGCGTTAAATTCCTGAAATTTGTTTACTATGTAATATTAACAAAGGTTCCATAGTATAACGGTTAGTACAGCAGACTCTGACTCTGTTAATGCGTGTTCGATTCACGCTGGAACCTTCTTCCATGGCACAGTGGTAGTGCGTCCGTTTAGTAGCTAGAGATGCGCAGCATCTCGCCCGAAGAGCGGGAGGTCCTGAGATCGATCCTCAGTGGAAGAACAGGGGAACTCGTTTCCCTCGACCTGAACAAGTCGTTAAAAGGTTCTTCTGACTTTGGCGCAGTGGTAATTCCACTTAAACGCGATGGATTGTAGCTCCACAGATCGGGTGTTCGAATCACCCAAGTCAGAACGACCCGAGCACGTCGTTAAAAGGTTCATCAGGCTCCTGTAACTCAGCCGGTAGTATTTATATCGTTAGTGTGAGGCTGTTATTTATAGTAACGGCGGAAGACCTCAAAGTCGCAGGTTCGACCCCTGCCGGGAGCGAATTTTTTAACTGTCCAGCTCCAGTTAAAAAAACGCAACGTAAAAATATAAATGGCAGTTCGTCTCGTGGATTCCATGCCCCGTGGCGTGAATGAGGGTGATGCCGCAATCGTCCAGGCGGCTCGGGTCTCTTACGGAGCAGGCACAAAGTCTGTGAGCAATGACCGGGCCCTGATCCGCTATCTCATGCGTCACAAGCATACGACACCATTTGAAATGGTTGAATTTAAGTTTCATATCAAGGCGCCCATCTTCGTGGCGCGTCAGTGGCTCCGCCACCGTACGGCCAGTGTGAACGAGTTGTCGGCCCGGTACAGTATCGTACAGGACGAGTTCTACTTACCCGATGAGCTCCGTCAGCAAGCTACGACTCGTGGACAGGGTGGTGAAGATCCGTACGAGGGTGGTGAGATGCTGCTGCTAAAGCAGAAGGCGTCATGTGACCTCGCATTTCACACGTATGACGAGCTCATCAAGAAGGGGGTCTCACGTGAACTGGCCCGGGCGCACTTGCCTCAGAATACTTTTACCGAATTTTACTGGAAAATTAACCTTCATAACCTGCTTCACTTTTTGCAACTCCGCATAGACGACCACGCACAGTGGGAGATCCGTCAGTTGGCGCGGAAGGTGTACGACCTGATCATCCCTCTGGCCCCTCTGACGTGTGAAGCGTTTGAGGACTTTCGGCTCGGCGCCATCACGTTGAGCCGTCTTGAGATTGAGGCTCTCAAATCAGGACATAATGAGGTTCCAGGTAAGGGTGAAAATCAAGAGTTTAAGGAAAAGATTTCCAAAATTATGAATGAAGGTGAAGATTCCAGGAGCGCTGCGTGAACAGGTTTGGCTAACGTTTTGTGGAGATCGGCTTTTCAAGCACAAGTGCCTTGTGACGTGGTGTGAAAACGTCATAACGCCCTTTTCATTTGAGGTGGGTCACAATATTCCAGAAAGCAAAGGAGGAGCTACTGACATTAACAACTTGCGCCCCATCTGCAGCAAGTGCAACAGGTCTATGGGGGACGAGTACAGCATTGACGAGTTTTCTGCTTTATCGGCACCGAAACAGGCGCGGCACCTGTGGGAGTGCTTCAGATTTCAGCAAGAAATCGCATCTTCTCCTGCGTCCTCACCTGGAAGAACATGAAAATAAAGACCATGAGGGGTAAGCTGCGTAGCTCACCGAGAGCCGAGTGCTCGTATCCATACCAGCCTTCGAGAGGGAAGGGCACTTTCTTAATGAAAACCCGTGCACCGAAGACGATGACCGCCACGATTCCGAACTGGACACACACCTCGGCGAAGATTCTCCACTTTGGTTTGGTGTCTTCCAATTTTGGTGTAAAATTGTCAACAAGTCTGGAAACGAAGAACGCAAAGACGAAGCAAAGGACACCAACCCACGCGACGCCCAATGCCCGAACGGCTTCATATGACATTACTAGTGTTAAAGAAAAAAGTCCTTGAAAGAGTGGGGTAGATGCCCCGCGTTCTAGTAGCGTAGTTGGTTAACGCATTGGCCTTATGTCGGAGGGGCGAAGCTTGTTCGCCCCGACAAGGTGAACCAAAGATCCTGGGTTCGAGCCCCAGCTAGAACAACCCCCGTAGTATAATGGATAGTATAGCGATCTTCTAAATCGTTGATGTGGGTTCGATACCCACCGGGGGTGACTTTACGCATCAGTGCCGGAGCTAGGTCTAACGGGGAGGACTTAAGATCCTCTGGCGAAAGCCGCATGGGTTCAAATCCCATCTGATGCAAAGGAGCAAACGGAGTTTGCGACCCTTTCACACTCCATAAAATCTATACATAGTAATAGATGGATTTTATGAAATGTATATGGGACTCTGACGGTGTCGCTCACGTGACTCTGGTTGTTAAAGACTATCCAGCGGATGGCGTGACACTAGACGTCATCAAACCTATGATTGAGGAAATTCGTGAAAAATCATCGGGAATGATCATCAAGGCGGACCTCGTTCACACCCCTTTTGTGTCTCTGGACAGGTTTCGTCTTATTGTTAAAATAGTCAAGGAGGTTGTGGAGTACACACGCGACGACAATATCCTCAGACAGATTCAGTTTATAAATACGGGTTTCATCTTCAGGACCCTCTATGGACCCATAAGCTTCGCCATACCCAAATGCTTTCGCGATATTGTCGTATTTTTATAAACCCCGGAGTTTGTAGATGGAACCTCGGAACAATTCTCTGAATTGTTCCTGGCTGCGTTTCCAGGCTGACGAGGATGCCAAGATTCTCTACGTGGACATCCTCGTCGGGCGGTTTATTGAACTCCAGCCAAGCGTGGAAGATACAGACAAGTTTTGTCGGGAACTTTATCCAGTTCTTGACAAAATTCAGGATCTGTGTCTCACACGCGGTCTCAAGCAGGTGTGCTCGGCAGATTTGAAGGATATCAATGTCAAGAAAATCAGGCCAATGACTACAATGCACATCATATGGAACGTCTACGAGTACACCAAAAACTGTATTTTACTTCAAAAATGTCAGCTGTCGGGTGGGGGTGAATTCTTCAATGCGCTTGTGGAGGGTGTCCGTGGCTTCCTCCCACCATTCATGCGGAACCTCATCACGTTAATTCCTTAATAAAAGCTTGTACGCATCAATAGCGAGTCCCAAGCCTACGACTGAAAAAAATGAAATTTTCTTACCAGTTTCAGTTCCATATATACGAACAAAGTCTTCGTCTGTATATGGAATAGTCTGACGTTTTATAAGAGTTAGTATACAGTTCCCACCTAGCGCAACCCACTGTATCCCCACGAGGGCTGTTATAATTGCATGGAACATGATATACGTCCTGTCAGTAAAGAATATACCCATGATCATGAACATAGTGACTAGTTCATGAAACAGGAGTAAGAGCTCTTCCTTCATAGATAGATCATAATCCGAGTGCACCACCTGTATTGTTCTTAGACCTCCGTAAAATGCAACTACAGCCATTGCCTTTACGAGTGTAAAATCATCCATCTAGTAATATGCGGTATAATTTTATTTTAATTTTCACGCCTATTTTAGAATATGATTCCAAAGATAACACATCAAATTTGGTTTCAGGGTTGGGATGAACTTCCGATGAGATATATGAGTGACGTTGAAAAACTTGAGAATATGAATAAAGACTGGGAACACATGAAATGGGACGAAGAGTCTCTGAGGTCTGAATGTGTAAAGTTCAGTCCAGAGGCCCTCACCAAGTTTGATGGGTTTGACAAAATGATTCAAAAAATTGATTTCGGCCGGTATATAGTTTTGCACAATTACGGTGGTGTGTCAGTGGACTGTGATGTTGAATGCTTGCGCCCCCTTGACAAAATTCCAGGACTGACCAAGTATGATTTGATATTAGGAAAAAATTCATTATCAAGATTAGAAAATAAACTAAGTTCATTTGGTTTGTCGCATGATCTCGTCATTGTAAACAATGCAACGTTATGCTGTTCAAAGGAAAATTCAATCATACACAATCTCGTGAAATTTCTTATAAAAAATGAGTCATGGAACGAAGATGACGTGTTTGATACGCAACTCAAAACCGGCCCCCTCATGCTTAGCGTATTTTTCAATAAATATATTGATGATCCAGATGTGAACATTGTAGATTCTGACGTGTTTGAGCCATGGGGAAACATAACTAGACGCACTATTCTCAACCATAAATATGATTTGTCATGGACCCAATATGGTTCAATTCCTGTGAAAATTTACAGGACTCTCAAAAATAATCTTCTTTTAATATTGATTTTCATTCTTGTTCTTTTCACGTTTTTTAGTGTAAGAGGAATCGCCATACGATATAGCCTACTATCAATAATAAAATGATAAGAGGGGCTAGGTTTCTTATATAAAATGTATAGTCGTGCGTCCTTAAAACACCTATAGTAGTATTAAATGGACTTTCCTGACTTGCAATTGGTTCACTCGCATGAAGATTGTACGAAGGATAATTATACGCAAATGTATCTATAGCTATTTTAAGGTGAACAGGATCAACCATAGACCACTTTTTTGCGCATTTCAAGCGGATAAGATATGCATGAAACGTCACCGATATACCCTCCTTTAAATTTTCAGAATGATCATACATGTTAATTCTAAATAATTCAGGTGCTCCCAGATTAACAAAGTCCCAGTCATCTGGAAGCTCGGACATTATTTTATCTAATTTTCCAACAAAATTGGGAGTCAATACAACATCATCTTCAAAAATAAGAGTGGTTTCGTATCCATTTTCAACGATGTCCCTCCATACCCTAACATGGCTCATGGCGCACCCCCATTCAGATTTGGTAATGAAAAGTTTCTGAGGAGCTTCTAGTTTACCGTCAGTTGCGTTGAACATCTCCACGTCAAGGCTGTGACTTTCAAACTGCTTCTGAGCTGAAGCCCTCCTTTCCTTGCTTCTTTCCAGATTGATGCAATATGCGTGGTCAATCATCTGTTCTATGTATATAAAAAAATAAGGAGCGTTTCAGCAAATGACAGATCTACTTGTGTTTTATCCCAAGGGAAAGCATCTCCATATTGAGTTCCTTGGGGGCAAGTACATTGAGAATCAGCCAAAGACGCCCCTAGAGGCGGCTGAATTTTCAATGAAGATCAAGCCTGTCGTTGCCCAACTTGATGAGTATGTGGAGAAGCATGGACTCAAGGAGATCATAGAGTTGAACCTCAAGGGGGTCCCAATTTCAAAACTAAATTCAGAGACTGCGATCCATCTCCTCAAGCTCATGATGGACATCCGACCTGACAAGGGGCTCCTTGAGAAAATCAAGATTACAAATTCTAACCCTATTTTCAATATGGTTTACATGGGTGTCAAAGGTCGCCTCCCTTCCCGAGTCAGGGACATTGTGGAATTTGAAAACGACTCAAAGTTTTTTTAGTGCGTTAAATTATGACGAAGACAGAAGAGTCTCGTTGGCATCCGGATGAACAAGATTTCCTGGCAAAAGTAGAACAACAATGCAACACATACTATGATTATCATAGTAAAGACCACGTGTACTATATGAAACTTGCGTCAAAATTCAACATACCTATTCTAATAGTCTCGGCAGTCAACGCCTTGACGGCTGTGGCTCTCAACTCGTTCATCGCACAGGAATATGTCAGCGTGCTGAACGCCGTTCTGTCAGCAGGGACGGGAGTCTTGGGATCAGTGCAACTCTACATGAAGATTAACGAAAAGATGACGAATGCACTTCGGGCCTCTATACTCATGAAGCGTCTCGCTCTGAAGGTTTCAAAGGAGCTGAGTATAGAACCCCAAAATCGCGTGACGGATGGTCAGGCGTTTTTATCGGACTGTTTTTCTGAATTTAATACGGCCCTTGAACAAGGAAACCCTATTGAAAAGTCACTTGATAATATGCTGGCCTTCACGCCAATTCTCAGAAAAGAAAAGTACTCTTTCATGAACCTGGTGACGGGCTCGCCGCGTAAGAGCACAACAGACGCCGAGGTTAATTCGTCGTACGGAAACTTGTCACGTCTCGCGGAGCCTCGCGCCAAAAAGCTTTGGGGTCTCGTTGATAAAGCTCAAATAGCCGCTCGTTATCCTCCCTTATCATCGTCTCCTTTTCATCAGAGCGGGTCATCCCCGGGGGAATCGACTCCAGAAGAACAGGATGTAGAGCTTGGAGCTCGGGGCTCCTGAGTTTAGCAACTTCAAAGCCCACATCCAAATCAAGACCTGAATTAAGTTCTCGGATCCAATAGTGCCCACAGGCCTCTTTCGTCTCCGGAATGACGCAAAATCCCTTTACCATTTCAGATTTTATACCCTGGTGGTCAAGGTGTTTTTTGAGCAAGGCGGCGTGGTGAACAACATTTCCTGAAACGTTGTGCATTTTGATTCTGAGAGCCAAGCGCCTGAGCTCCGAGTCCATTATACTTTATATATTTTTGTTTCCTTATGTTATGACGGGGTTCTCAGGTTTCCTATTGGGTATGTGCATGACTCTCATCATAATAGTTATCGTCGCCAACACGGTTCCAGTAACTTGTCCAGCTCCTCCAGCCTCTTAAAAAACTAAAGGGTTATAATAACAATGGTGGACCCCATCCTCACACCAAGTCTGTCTCGTTTCACAACCTTTCCTATACGGTACAATGATCTATGGGCGCTGTATAAGAAAGCCATCGGGTCCTTTTGGACCGTTGAAGAGATTGACTTGGCCGGTGATTTGAAAGATTGGGACAAACTAAATTCAGATGAACAGCACTTCATCAAGATGGTCCTGGCGTTCTTTGCCGCCTCGGACGGAATCGTGATGGAAAATATTGATCTCAATTTCTCAAAGGATGTCCAGATTGCAGAGGCCCGGGCATTTTACGCGTATCAGGGGTTCAACGAGTCTATCCACTCCGAGACGTACAGTCTCATGATTGACAAGCTCGTCAAAGACCCCGCGGAAAAAGTGAAACTTTTTCAGGCGATCGATACTGTCCCGGCGGTCAAACGTAAAGCTGAATGGGCCCAGACTTGGATTGCTTCCGATGCATCGTTCGCTCAACGTCTCGTCGCCTTTGCATGCGTCGAAGGCATCTTCTTCAGTGGGTCCTTTTGTTCCATATTTTGGTTGAAGAAGCGTGGTCTTATGCCGGGGCTTTCGTTTTCTAATGAACTCATAAGCAGAGACGAGGGCCTTCATCAGGAGTTTGCGGTGACGCTTTACTCTCATCTGAGGGAAAAGTGCCCTTCCAAGGATATTCACAAGATTGTTCAGTGGGCATGTGAAGTTGAGAGCGAGTTCATCACGGAGGCTCTTCCGTGCAAGCTCATCGGTATGGACTCGGGTGAAATGAAGCAGTATATTCAGTTTGTGGCTGACCGACTTATGGTGCAATTCGGAGAAGTTCCCATTTATAACGCAAAGAACCCTTTCGACTGGATGGAGAACATCTCGTTGGAAGGGAAGACCAATTTCTTTGAGAAAAGGGTCGGTGATTATTCAAAGCACATTGTGGCTGAGGGTGACGAGGTTAGATTTGACGAAGAATTCTGACCAGTCGCGCAGCGACTGTTTCCCTAGGCCGTCACTGAATAGACAAAACTGTTCTGCTGATAGCGTTTGGTGTTCTGATCATCCTGGTCGTCGCGGGTCACAAACTTCATGCCGCCCTCCATCAGGTACCCGGAACTCTTACCGAATAGGGCGCCCAATACAGCCATGACGATCACAAACACGAGACCGTGGAGTAGAAGCCCCTGGATGGTCGGGACGCCGTTGGCATCTGCGACCCAGCTTCCGAGCTGGCGCGTCGTTCTGTACGCCGCGGGACTCGCCACAGCTGCAAACACCAATATGGTAAGAAGACTACTCATTTAATATATTGTTACAAATTAAATGGATGGAGGAGCGTTCATAATTTTTATCGTTTCTCTAATTTTGTTCTTAATTGCTTTACTGATTGTGCTGTATAACGAGTCCATGACCCCGAGCCTTATGCCCACCACTAGCACCATGATAGGCGCGCAGTGCTCTGTTGGATGCACATGCTTTCCAAACCCTGACGCCACCCTGCCAAGCGACAAGCCGACTCAGATGTGTGCGTACCTGAGTAACGACGTCATGGTCAAGTGTAACCCCGAGTGTTGCCAACCGACGTGTCCCTAACTTCAAGGTGAGATCTACAGTTCTCTAGTTACACTTACCACCGTAGCACGTGTGATAGCACTCGTTGCCGTTATCGCAGTACTCACCCGCCTTTTTAGGGCCGTAGAAGTTAGACTTTTGCGAAATCAAAAGATTCATAAGAAAGCCCACGATGGCGATAAAGACGATGGCGTGAAGCACAAGGCCTGCAATAGTTGGCAGGCCTTCTGCGTTCGCAACCCACGCACCGGCGATTCCGCGGACGGTTTTGTACGCCGTGGGGCTGGCGATGACGATATAAGCCGCAAATGGAATGAGATAGTTCAGGGCCATCTTAATTTAAGTCAAGAATTTACTGGAGGCCAAGGCTGTTCATGAGGGACCGGACCCGGTTCTCGTGCCGGGTGCGATTGTTGCCGCTGTTGTTGCTTGGGGGTGCAAAGTTGGGATTGTTCAAGATGGCGTTCAAGTTCGCTCGGGTGATCCCTGTGAAATTCAGGTTGCGGTTAGCGCGCGCCGAGCTGATCGCGTTCAACTTACCGTTTGCTGTGTTTGATCGAGAGCCGACTCCGGCATGGCCCCAAAGACGGACCAGAGCCGCTGCAGCGCGCGCGTTCTTATTGGCGTTGGGATTTTCAACAGGTTTGAAAAGGCTCAACCGCTCAACTTGGCCAATCTTATTGGCGATTCTGGGGCGCAGATTGTTTGGAACGCTCGTCTGAACTCTGCGCAGGTTGTTCAGAATCTTGTTAATTTTAGCCTGATTTGTGCGGTTGGTCAGGGTATTGGCGTTACGGAGCGCCTGGTTAGCGGTAATGCGTGCGTTCAGACTGTTGTATTTAGCACGGGCATTTTCAGAAGCGTTCTGCGGGCTGAAACCGGCGTTGTTCAGACGGGTCTTAATTCCACGAAGCTTATTCATATTGTTGCCGGCGTTGTTGATCTCGGCAAGGGCCTGGTTGAGAATGAGCTGCTTGCGCTGCTTATTATTTGGAGTTGTGTTGGGTTGTTTATCATTTGGAGCAGGGCCTTTGACACGGGATGCAGAAATGATGTTGGCAAGTCCATTTGACAGACCATTTTTCACCAACTTGTTGGAATTCCCAACGCGATTTGAAAGCAGGGCTCTCACATTGGCGTTTGTGACGCCCCCCTTGTTTCTTATGATGGTGTTGACTTTGTTAATATAGTTCACAAGGGACTTCTGAAGTTGATTAGAGCCACTAAGGGTTGGCTCCTGACCGCTCATTTTGGCGAACAATCCCGCCATAGTTTACTGTACACAACGAAAAAAAGTGTGCTGTTGACGCCACATAAAGGAACCAACCGTAGAACAAGTAGAACAGAAGCAATGGCTCTCCAGATGTTTTCCACTTTCAACGCCTCCAACGTCTCCTTCTCCGATGTGCGCAAGAACGCCAAGGGTGGCAAGGCGGTCTACCTGAACGCACTTGGTGGTGGCAAGCTCATTTTCCAGCTGCCGCAGCTGCGTGCGCCTTTTGGCCTGAGCGAGTACAAGGACGAGGGCACCGGTCGCGTCAGCTACACGCTTCCTCTGAGCCTTGACAAGCCTGAGATCCTTGAGGCGTTCGCCAAGCTGGACGCGCGGGTCCTGGACTTCATCACCGAGCACTCGGAGGAGCTGCTTGGCAAGAAGATGAGTCGTGAGGTGATTTCTGAGGGCATGTACAAGTCGCCCGTCAAGCCGAGCACCAAGGAGGGTTACGCACCGGTCCTGAACCTCAAGGTGATCACCAACATCAAGGACGGTTCGCTTGCTACCGAGGCATACAACTCTGCGCGTCAGTCTGTGCCCCTGACCGACCTGGAGAAGGGTCAGGCCCTGAGCGCGATTGTGGAGATTAACCAGATTTGGCGCACTCCGGCTGGCGTTGGCGTGTCCATCCGCGTCCACCAGGTCATGTTCGCTCCGACCAACAAGCTGAAGCCGTGCGCTTTTCTCGCACCCGCGGACGACCCCGTCTCCGACAAGGGATCCGAGGCTGCCGACGAGATTGAGTACGAGACCGACCCCGATGCGGAGTAACAGACCCAGTTCCGAAGGAACTGTCCTCCCCACCAAGTACAAGTCCTACGGACTTGGCCGAATCCCCGACTTTGAATTATAACAAAAATATGTGTAATAGGATATAATGAGCTGGATAAACTCCAGACAATTTACAATTTCCAACCGTAATGGTCGTCACTATGTGTTTCGTCGCAACAACGCCGGTAACACAGAGATTAACATTCCCGCCCACATCGTCAGCAAGGGACAGGCCATCGCGTGGCTCAAGGCGCACCCGAACAAGGTGGCGAACCCAACGCGTTACAAGGGTAAGCGCGGCGCACGTGCAGCAGGCCCGTCTCCTAAAGAAGTCCTTATTCCTTTTGTAAATCAAAAAGGAATTTTATTCTACCGACGCGCCGAACCAGGAGCCAAGTACAAATACGCACCACCACCGCCTCCTAAGCCACCTCCCGGTGGTTGGAGGTATCCAGCACCCAAGCTCGTCCCTTTCAAAAGATCCCCGCCAAGACTGATAAAGAACGAATGGGCCATGACGTGTGATGATCTCAAATCCTCTCTTGATTCGTTGAAGCCACTTGGAAAGGGTCGTCAGGGTATAGTGTTTGCGGCGGCGCTGCGCAGCGGCAGTAAACGACCTTTCGCCGTGAAGGTTGCGCCCCGCGACCTCATGGCCGCAAAGCGTGGCGAGCCCCAACCGGTTGACATAGAATACAAAATTCAGGACGCCGTTCAAATTTTGACGCCCAATGTCGTACGCCTCTACAAGAGTATGCGATGTGAGAACTTCATTACACCGACACAGATGGACATGCCTAATGTTCAGAACTCGGTGCGTTACGACAAGTCTAAACAGGGCATCCTCCTCATGGAATACGCCACCGGTGGCTCACTTGATTCGTGGATGAAAACGAAGGCCCATGTAACTGACGGTATGATGGCCCACATCATTTCAGACATTCTCGGGGCCCTTTCTAAGATCCAATCAAAGTACCCAGAATTCAGACACAATGACCTTCACATGCAGAACGTGTTTGTCGCGGATCGTGGATTCATCATAGGCGACTTTGGGTGGTCCCGTCTGAAAAAGTCTGGCACCAATCCCGCAGTGAACACAGCCAACGGCACCAAGACGGCGTCATTCTGGGGTGTTGGCCCCAAGACCGATGAAAGATACGACCAGCACCTATTTTTGAATGAATTACTTGCATGGGCCCAGAAGCACTCACCGGCGGACCACCCCAAGGCGATAGAGTTTTTAAAGATGGCGGTGCCACCTGGATATCGTGGATCCAAGGACACACACGTCTCGGAATGGCGCCTCAAGTACGATGACCCGTGCCCAGGTCTCCCATCACTGGCTCAAATTCTGAATAATCCTTTCATCACTGGAAAGAAACGCGTGATGTCACTTAACCTCAAGGCGGTCAAGGCGCGGCTCAAGCCCGTCAAGGTCAAACGCGTCTTCTCCGCAAATCTCGTCAAGGTGAAGGCGAAGCTCAAGGCCAAGAATATCCGCAAGCCCGTGCGTCTCATCACGAGTCTGCAACTCCGCAAAGCCAAAGCGGAGCTCAAGGCTGTTCCGCGGCCCAAGCCCAAACCGCGCATCACAGGTTATAACCTACGCGCGGCCAAGGCGCTTCTGCGCAAGCTCAAGAGCCCACCGAAGCCCGCAAAGGCACCGAGCCCACCCAAGAAAAAGGTGCAGGTGCCCCCGGCCCTCTTCAAAACGGCTAAATTCAATAAAATGGTGGAGAAAATATGGAAGAATGCAGGTTCTGCGTCGGGCGCCAATTTTCACAACGCATGGAGTAGGGCGCGCATCAAGGCCATCAACGTACTTGAAAACCGCCTCAGACGCAACCAGCCTCCTTTCACCCCCAGCCCACCGAAACCCCGAGCCAATCTTCCACCCCCTCTGAGCCCTCTAGGCCCACCACCAAAACCCAAGGCCAAGAGCCCAGCTAAGCGCCCAAATTACAAACTGAGCCCTTCTTCAGGCCGCGCCAAGGTCAAGTCTACGAATAGTGCTCGCTGGGTCTATGCCAATCTTCATTATTCCATGGATGATCTCAAGGCGCTGGCTGTACGTTTAGGCGTCAACACCAAGGGTCTTCGCTCAAAGGCGAATATAGCCAAAAGGATTTTCTCCGTTTAAAGCAAATGATGAAGCTCAAGGATATGATTCTGTTTGCCCTGCTCGGTCTCGCCATCCTCCTGCTCACGTTCCGCGCCGTCTCTTTCGGTGACATGCTGACGCCCCCAGACAAGGGCAACGTCATCGTGTACGGTTCCAAGGCGTGCCCATGGTGTGTGAAGCAGGAGAAGTACCTGATTGACAACGGTCTGCCATACACGTTCGTGGACTGCAAGGGTGAACAGTGTCCTGATTTCGTGTCGGGTTTCCCGACTCTGCTGGTTGACAACGTGGTCAAGGTTGGGTACACGGAGGTCTGAAGGAAAGCCGCGCTTTTCTTCAGCCCCGAAGGGCATTTTTTAATTTTTAAATTATTTGCTTAGCACTTGAATGCAGCCACAGCCACGGCCAGCAGGAAGGTCTGCCACAGAGAGTCTAGTGGCTTGAAGATGCTCACGTGCTTGACCAGCGACTGGTTCCACAGGAAGCGCAGGACAAGGGTCATAATCACAATGTAAATAGCAAGCACAATCAGGTTGTAAATCATCTCCTTCTGGGTGCGAGACTGGAGAATGTTCAACATCTTTTTATTAGTGGGCAAGAAAAAAAGTCCCTAATAATAAGATG